TATCAACAAAAAGTCTGCAGCGGCAGCAGCTACCTCTATATCTGGTTAATATTTTCTCTCCAGACCTTGCAATTTCAATCAGAAAGAGCTTTTGCTGGCTTGCACGGCTATCTTCTTCTAACTGAAAAAGTTCTAACTGAGAAAGTACTCTCCAGCAGTACTTGCAGGTCACCTTAACCTTCTTAGGATTCTTCCCTGACCAGCGCAGGATAGTGCTAAATGTTACAGGAACACGTTTTATATCCATTAGAAGGGGTTGTCCTGCAGGTAATGAGAGTAACCTCCAATGGGGTGATATCCCCCAATTGGCGGCTAAAGTATTATACACTGCAATATAATATAAAACAATCGCTACCTACCTCGTACCTTCACGGAAGCGGCCGCCGAATGGCGGATCCCGCCCCTGTGCACGCCTTTTGGCACATGAATCCCTTAGTAAGCTATAGCGGTAACCGCACCCTCATTACATACGTGAATCACTTGGCCCGTGTATCCTCCAGATGGGGGATGGGAGAAAGTGTCAGCCATTTAGGGGATGGAAGCGGCCTCCATTTGGCAGATGCGAACCGCCAATTGGAGTATCTACTACCCGACCATATGGCTCTATATATATACACCAAATGGAGGGGTGTAGATGATCCAAATGGCAGATAATCAAGACAGCGGCTAAAAGAGAAAGCTGCAATTATTCTTTATTTTTTTTAAGAGGTAGTAGGTTGTATAGCAATATTACACATTTCTTTTACGTTTTCTGGTAGAAGACTTTGTGTTGCCAGTCGTAGCAGAACCAGCACCAATGGCTCGTCTAGTGGACACAGATGTCCGAGGTAACTGCAGAAACTTTCTGCCCAAAGGATACCGTAGAAGGTCGTCCGAAAGCCGCTCCCTGCAGTCCACCGTCCAATAATTCTCTGTCTTGTACGGATCATCCGGAGCATTGTTGGGGGGGTTTTGAGGCAACTGGCAAGTTATAGCCTGGCTACTTGTAAACCTGTACTTATCCTCAGCAGATTGCGGCCCCAAGGGTGCCTCCTGAATACCCCACTTTTTCAGAATGTCGGGGTTCATCCTATAGATGGACCCTAGATTCTCGGCAGTCAAAGTGACTCTGCAAAGCCTTACTATTGCAGATATGCCATACTCCTCTACATGCCTGACACACTCGTAGTAATTTTTCCAGTCATAGACTGTGGCATTATTCTCCTGAGCACCTTCAGCTAAGCTGCTTATTTTCATAATGACATTCCTGCTATTATCCAGCACTGTCACGAATAAGTTTTCGTTCCACAATATGCCATTGTTCGTGCCCTGCGCCCGGGAAAGCCAGTATGGCCTGTTAAAAAGATTCGTATCACTCGTGATAACGGAGCCAGACGGGCAGGCCATGTAGGCACTATTGTTCTTTTCAATCTGTTCCCTAGAAGCGATGGGAACTGTCTCTGGTACAGGTTCCCCAGGTACCCCCGACTGCTGCCAGTAGCGGCGAGCATAAATTTGCTCCCTGGTAACATAGTAAAAGCAGGAATCTCCATGAGCGTCCGTATGCATCTTGATCCAGTCCGGGTACTTAGCCACTGAAGCCGCCAGTTCCATTGGCACATCGGACCGGTTGAGCCCTAAAGCATTAAAGTCCATTGCACCAAAGCCAATATCTGACATGTCCCCGTCCTGTATGTTTGAGTTAACCAACTCAATTGGGGGACACTTAGTGTCAGGAGTCTCATTGGGGCATTTAGTACCTAAGCCCCAATGCTGCCCAACAGCAGGAGCACAACCGACAATAAGCATCTGGTTATGCTTCGGCTCAAATGCGCAACTTATTCTGTTATCACCCTCTGGGTCTGCCCAAGCAGCTCTGGAGTTAGCCTCAGCATCCCGTCCACGATTAAACGCTGGTGCAGCTACTAGGCCTACCCCTAAGGGTTGACCACGATCAATCTCTAAGCCCACCAATTGCCATACTAGTCTATGTTTTTCTGGATCATACAAATTATTACTAGGTAAAGGGAAAGGACCATTAGGGTCCGGTAGCTGTAAGCGGAAGCATCTATACTGATTTGCAGAGACCTTAGGGACAGCTATAACGCCAGGGTGATCAGCATCAGCTATCTGGAAGTAAGGATTACCGACCGTTATGAGACGATCGGTCTGGAGGTGATAAAGGTGCTCCGTGGGTGTAACATAATCATCTGTAGAATATGGCGAAGCAACTGTCACTTGTGAAGGGATGTACAGCGGCGGCACATTCATCTGAAAAGCAGATAACCCCGTCTACGCCTCCGTCGTAGCCACCACCGCAACCAATACAAGGAAGGGTCAGTAACATTTATGTCTACCCCTGATGGGAAAGGTGGTAAAGGTGTTATAGGTGGAGACACAGGAACAGGCCGTACAGCAGTCAATATATGGTGCCCATCTTTTATGGGTACCACCATAGGAGTATGTTGCAGACCATTGACCAAGCCCACATGTACAGCCTCCGTGTCATCATCTTCAATTTCCATTTCAGGGAAAGGATCTGACAAATCAATGTCTTCAAACTCAATGTCATCAGTATCAATACCCCCCTGCAAATCCCAGGGTTGTGTCCCATTAAAACCGGTGTCAGCAGCTACAAATACATCCCCAGTCCCTTCAGCAGAAAATACTCGGAGCTCGATCGGAGGAGGTTCCAAGGCTGAAATTCCGGAGAGGGAACCGATTACGTTTAAAATTCTCGGTATCCGGGCCCCACTCCGTAACGTCATGCCCAAGACACGGACTCGTTGCGATCTCGTAACGCCGGCTTCCCCTGATGTAAAAACCGAAGGGCCAACTTCTTCAACCTCATCAAGACCTGCCCCCAAATCACGCAGACCTTCTTGAAACATCTCATCTATGTCTTCCTCATAAGCAGGATTCTCAAATGCATTCACCGTCTCCCGTCCAGGAGTCGACGTGCGGGGAACGTCCTGCATACCAACCCACTCCTCAAACTGGACATCACTTCCAACCCACAACTCATCGGCTTCAGCACGTGTGCTGTAGGGAAACATCTGCAATTCTATCTCCTCAAATGGAGTACCCTGAGGTGGAGCATTATGGGTACCTGGTACCGGCTGCTTAGGCTCTGCCTCTGATGCCACAAATACATCCCCCCGCCTACCATACTCCTCTAACTGGATCGGTGGCTCACGGCCAGGGTAGAAGATTTCCCCTTGGTCTAAGGGCCTATAAAGCTCAGGCACGGGCTCTACATCTGTCACTAGAACACTGCCTGAGCCAGAAGAGCTTACAATACTTCCCTCGAAGGCAGGATTGACAAAGGTGTTGCTGGGGATTTCCGGAAGAGCACGTGGCGGGTTAGCGGACACATCGACCGTTACAGGGAGGCTTGATCCAGGCAAGCGAAATGGCCGTTCCCTCGGTATAGGAACGGTCACTCCACTACCTAAACCAGTACCCCTATTGGCTGACCCTGAGCCGGACCCAGTCCCTATCGATAGACCACCGAAGTATACCCCTTGGCTGCCATATTTAAGGATGTTATCAGCAATTGTGTTCTGAGTGTACTTATTGTATATGTCCACAGGACAATTCCTCCCTGCAAGGCAGTCCCTCCAGAGATCCCCCTCAGCCGCACGCCGCCTTCTTCTAGCAGCAATTACAGCAGAAGTTGGTGGACGTAAAGTCCATATCCTCCCAAATACTGGCACGGTTCTCCTGACACGCCTAATAACACCTTGGCGTGGCAGTGAAATTAGGTACCTTCTGTTCCCTGTCATCACGACAATTACAGCGATTTTGAAACGAATGTGGACCTTTAACACATTTGCTAAACACCTTGCATGGACACGTGGAACACCCGTACACCCGAAGCGCCAGTGTAAAAGTTTTTAGCAAAATTATCTCTGTCTTCTTTAGAGTCAAAGAGCACAATTATCTTAGAGCGGTTTTTGTCTTCCCCAACCCAGTGCCAAGTCGAGCTGACCCTTTGGTAGCGCAAGTTCGTTGCATACAGACGTCGCCTTATGGTCTTAACCTGATGGGTATACCCCTCAAAACAAAGACCAACAGGGTCTACAGCATCATCAATTAGTCTTTCGACCGCTGTCCGCCCACCACTATGCTTGGGGGCCGAGGTATGCCGAGAGCCAACCTGATCAGGGTCTACACCAGTAGATGCCTCGTTACCTCTCCTCTTTTTGCGTTTAGGTCCTTTGTCCTTAGAGCTCCTCAGTCGTCGGGCAGGTCTTTCAGGTGCCGGAGCAGCAGGTTGATTCACCACCGCGTTGGTCCTCTTCGAGGGTGCTGAACCTGCTCCGGACACGCTATACCGGCTCAACTGAGGTGGAGATGGTGTTAGTCCTATACGAGTGGACTCGTGGACCGGTGAGTCAGGTAGGAGGCTCAGGTCAACCACGTCCTCCTCGCCTGAAACCAGAGTAGGGTGATGCCCTATACCCTCCACGAACCAAGAGTCCCGCCCATGCAATGCAGCCTCGTTACTCCACACGCTGGTATAGCTCTTTCCCTCTCCATCACTGCATTCATAGTAGATGCCCGCAAGGTCAACTCCACCAGAGCACTCTTCCCACCGATCAGTAAGAGGATCGTGCTTTAGTAGTCTGCCCCAGTACACATACTCCGTCTCTGTATCAGGGTCACCTCCATAAGTAACCCTCACCGTCTTAGCACCCAATTTAACGCCCTCGGGTACTTTCTTTACCGTCTGAGGCATAAAGTCAGTCAGGTTGAAGTCTAGGTCACTAAATCGGCTCTTACTGATTGAGGTGATGAGCATCTGCATAAGGATAGCATCCTTTGCCATATGCTCAGAGACCACTTGACTGGGGACCCTCGTAAGGCCGAGGTATTTTAGGCCTTTTGTTGCAGCATAGGTTAGTATTATCTGCTGCTTGCGAACACCCTCCCAATACTCTTCCATCTCTTTAAGTGTATGGGTCTCCTGCTCTAACAACTGGCTCTCCCTCTCTTGTAGCTGGAGGAGTTTCTGAAGCAGCTTGGCTGCCATCGTACTCAGTTATCTGCAGCTGCAGGTCCTCAGAGTATTTCTGAAAGAACGACCGCCAGTCCGCAGGTTCAATGTAGAATCGCGGTTGTGTTCCGTATAGAGGTATTACCCTATTGAAAAGCAGAAACTGAATTCGACTGTTCAAATACTTATATCGGTTCCCCCCCCCGCTATCTACCCCATGCAATCGAGGGTCATAGTTACTGGTTAGCAGCAATGGCGGACATTTAGTTTGGACGGGTGCACGGTGCTTACAATCAATACATATGGCATTACCATCAAGTGCATTTCTTAAAAAGGTGTCCACATAATCCCAACAAGGTAAGGTTACATCGTCTATCAAAGCAGCCTTGCATTCCGTTAATGGTTGCAGCCAGAAGTGTGACTTACTGTTTGCAAAGCTTAGTACAGAACCATTGAGGAATTTGATCAGAGAATATGCAAACATACTCTTGCCACTGTCTGGAACGCCGGCAATTGTTATGCAGCTTTTTTTAGGCCTTCCTTTTAGCCACATACAAAGGATAGAGATAAACTCTTTAAAATTAATATGTTGGAACGTAAGGAACACCAAAATCTTTTTCCAACCATCTTCATCGGTGCTCTCTACATCATATTCTCTGATCTGAGCAGCAATATGTTCTGACATGGTTATTGAATGCAGTCTACCTTTTACGAAGTGCCTAACCATCGTAGCAGCATCTCTAACATATTTTGCTTGCTGATTACTTTGCAACCATAGCTTGGCATTATTATCTTGCTCAGCATGTATAGCATAATGGTAAGCTATAGAGCCTTCGTCATGGTGCTTGTTATCTAATGCCCATTGAATCATTTGACTGAGTTCAAACCCTTCACCACTCAATTGTTCATTACTTAATATATCCCTGCACCAGTCTGGAAAGTCACCATGAGCAAGCACAAGTTTTTGATAGAACAGAGCAGCCAGTACAGACCTCTTGTTTGGAGGATTCAGCAATAATATACTGTCGGTATCTACATTATAATTTTTTAAAAGCCTCCTAACACCCTCCCTATTTTTGCTACAATAAAATTCTAAATAAAACAAAGCACTATAATCAGTAGGGTTACAGTCATACAGGATAAACTCGGTTACACCTTTTAAGCACTCATTTAAAGCAGACACTCTTTCTGGACTGCAGCCCAGCATGAATAATACCCATTCATAGCTTTGAGTTTTATCGCTTTTGTACTCTCTTGCAACTTCGTAATAGCTAGCATTATACATTTTCTTAAAAGCAGCTAATGCTGAAAGCTTTCTATTTTTAGAGGTTAAGCAGCGTTGAAGTAATTCCGATGATCTTTCCTTCCCCTGGCTTGATGTTTCGACTCCCGAACAAGTTGGCAGTGACGAATATCCCTCAGAATGAGAGAGACTTTCGTCCTTCTCTGAGAGGCTGTCAGTTGCAGGTGGGAATACAGTTCTCTTAGGGCCGTGTACGGCATCACGATTTCCAAGGTCTCGTAAGGGTAGTGCTTTAGGCACTCGTTTTGCATTTGACATATGAACATCGTAAGTTTGTCTGCTACTGTGCCCAGCCAACCCTCCGGTGGAAGCCCCGCACAGATTCTCTTTAGTTGAGAAAAAATTGGAAGAAGACAGTGCATCCGATGAATACAGACGCATTGCTTTAGGAAGAGGTATGGAGCCGCTGTGCACAGTTTGCGGCACTGTGCACGGCTTATGGTAGATATTAGCAACTGGGTCATTGGAATGCGTGGAAGATGCCCTCCGTTTCCTATTGCAACCACCTTGCACCAACTCCCGCAAAACAGTGTCAGTCTCATCCCGCTGCTGCTGCTGTTGCTGGAGCAACAGCTGCCGATGCAGCGATCTGTCTGGGGAAGTCCCTGGGGATTCGAAAGCTCCATCTTCTGGAGTAGCTGCAAATAGCAAACTTACAGTGTCCTCAGAGTCGCTCTCAGAGGAAGATGGGTTGCTATCACCTTCAACAGCTGCTTCAGTATCTATAAAGTCCATTACGGGAAGAAATCGACGACACCTGCACCAAAGCCGCAGAAGTGGCAGAGACCCTCATCTCCTTGCACTAATCCCCATTCATCCAGCTCTCCCTCAGTAAGAGGCTTACTACATATGGTACACTTAAATTCTGTATCATTTGCTCCTGACTCCTCAGGGGTGTTGGCAGGATTATTAGGTAGGTGCTCCTCCTCATCAACGTCACTGTCACCCATGCTTTCGTGACAAACAAGGTCTACAACGCTTGCAGGACTAGGAAATGAAGGAGGGTCAGCAGCAGCGGATGAACCTGCAACAGCCATGCTAGTAAACTGATTATTCCCCTGAGGAGTCTCAAAAGGAAAAGTAGAAGTAGAAGGAGTAGGAGACCCAGGAGGGTAGGAAGCCCCATCGGCTTGGTCTTGAATGCTATAAACAGTAGCAGGATGTCCAAGCTCGGCTACCAACACCTGGTTAAGATCCTCAAGCTCCTGCAGGGTTATAGGGTCCTGACTGTTACCTGTTACGATAAGTTTCACTTCCCAGTCGAACTCAGCAGACTCTTCAGAAGATGAAGGAGAGGTTGCTTCTGCAGTTTCAGTCTCAGAACCAGAACTAGAGTCAGTATCCAGTAGGATATCCCAATCCTCTGGATTGAAATTGTTCTCACTTGGGTTATTGGACGGTTGTCCCCCAGGAGGTCCTTGTGCCCCTATGGGCAGCCTATTACGCAT